CTTATGTTCTGCCGACAGGCGGTGAAAAACCCGTTAAAGTCGTTCTTGAAGGCGATACTTAGATGTGGGATTGGGTCAACAAAGATCAGTCCATAGAGATTATGGCTTACAAAAAGATTGGTGTTGCGATTCTTGCTCAGCATAACTGGGGCATTTATCAGAACTCTTCAATCACTCAGACATATGCAGAGACACTTACAGATCTTTGATTTTGATATAAGAGGGAGGAATTACTTCCTCCCTCAATTTTTTAGGAGTTAAAAGGAGAATTATAATGGAAGATAAAAAAGTTACAGTCGTCAATATGGTTGACGCGCAAGTTGGAATTAAAAATCCCGATTTTAGATTTCAGGCAAATTGGCCGAAAAAGGGTTCAAAAGTAAGAATAGATAAACAAATGTTAGATGATCTTATGTATGAAGATGGCGTAAGATATTTGTTTGATAATGGGATTTTATATATAGATGATATGCAAGATAAGATTGATTTAGGCCTTGAAGATGAAGGAACAACAGAGCCTACTAAAATAATTGTATGGACTGAAGAAGATATGAAAAAATATCTTACTGTAAAGCCTATGTATGAATTTAAGGCAGCTTTTGATAAGCTTTCAAGAGACCAGCAACAAGAAGTTGCTCGTTATATGGTTGCAAATGAACTGGTTGGTTCACTTGAAAAAGCTGAATACGTTCAGAAAAAGACTGAAATTGATGTTATTTCTGCGGTGAGGTTAAATAAAGCAAATAAGGAGGCTTAATATGACTTCTTATGAAACGGTATATAAAGCCTTTCTTGCCAAAATCCTTGAAGATGAGTGGATTGAATGGGAAGATGAAGATTTAATTAAGTTAGATTTGCGCAGCATCTTAGATGGTGCGCTTCCTTGGTTTAGGTTTCCGAGAAAAGATCTTACGTGCGGGGAAGATGGATTTGAGGAAGATTTAGATAACGAAGAAATTTAGATTTTAGCTAGTTATATGAAATGTGAATGGCTTAATAGAACGATTCTGACTTGGGAGAATGTGAAACCTCTTTATGTTGAGAGAGATTGGTCACAAGCAAATTTATTAGATAAATTTAAGCAACTCTTAAAGTAGGAAAGATATGATGCGCGCTTACGTGAACGTATGTATTATCGCTCTATAAAAGGAAAGCCATTTGAATATCGTAAGATGGCTGGAAAGTAATATTGTTAGATATAAATGATAGTTTATATGAAGGTTATTATAACAAGTTAAAAAATAAGTTGTTTGGTTTGTTGTGTGAGTATGAAAAGCATCGTGAATGGGAGAAGTTTTTAGATTCTATTATCATAGAATTAATGGGTTTACCAGAAGAGCGGCGCGGTATAAATTATCTTATGCTTATGCACAAACTAAATTCTTTACGTTATCTAAATTATGACTATTTTAGGACTACAATCTTTGATTGTATGAGTTTATTATCAAAATGAGTAGAGATTGGATGGGCGCCTATGAACGGCGCATAAACAGATATGGACATGATTATCAGTCCCGCATATAGAAGGAGCGCGAGCGCCAATTTGAGTTATATTTGGATAAGTCTGTGTATAGGGTGTTATTTGATTTTAATGATGATACTCATCTTGGCAGTTTTGAAAAATATAAACAAGATAATACTGAAACATTAGCATATCTGTTAACTTTTATTGATTTAGAAATACCAAATGGTACTATATTATAGATACCAGATAAGGATAATATATTAAAACCTTGGATGGTATATTATCTTGAGACGATTAAGGCTAGTGGATATAATAGATATATCATGTTAAAGATGACTCACTTTTTAGAGTGGACTGCGCGTGACGGTTCTAGCCAAACTTCTTGGGCATATATGTATGGGTAGGAAAACAATATGTTAAAAGATGAAATTAGGTCTAGAAGCCGCATGGATACAATTTATTCAGAAAATCTGAAGTTAAGTTTCTTTATTATGCCACTTAATCCTTATGTAAGAAAAGATGATTATTTAATTATTGGAGAAGGTACTGACGTTTAGGAGCAATATCGTGTAACTGGTTATGATAGACAGTCTACACCTGGTGTTGAATTTGTAAGTGTTGACCCGATTTATGAATATGATTTAACACCTGCGCCGCAACGAGAAGAAACTGATGATCCCTCTGATTTTTACTGGTTAGAAGGAGGTAATGGTTTAAATGGCGGTGCGTGATTTAAGAGAAATGGGTGAAAACCTATAGAGGATTTTTAAACGTCTTACGGCAAATCAAAACTTATTAAAGTATTTATATTATACGGATAAAGATCCGTTATCTCATCCTGATTTGACCGAAGATCAAATCAAAAACGAAGTTTTTGAAAAATTGATAAAGATAGTGCCGCGAGTCGGCCCGAAGGAAACAGCCAAATCGTTAATTTCACTGCGAGTAGTGCGGGCGCGCAAGATTAGGTCTAATACTGAATTTGATGATCTTGCGATGAATATTGAGATATTTGTGCCGCTGACTCAATGGTTTGTAAAAAGTGATAGTTTAAGACCATTTTTAATAATGGGAGAAATTAAAAAATCATTAGATGACAAGACTATAAATGGTATGGGTAAAATGTTGTGTACTGGGTTTGACCTTAACTTTTTAACTGAAGAAATGTCTTGTTATGAGATGATATTTGCACTTTAGGTCTATGATTGATGAAGTATCTTTTTTAGGCGGTAGTTTTGATTTTGAAAAAGGAATTAAAGTTTATTGTCCTAAAGTAAACGATGTTGTGCTGAATCCAGAATTTTAGATTTATCATAGATTTTTAACATTATCACAAGAAGAAATTGAAGATTAGTATGTGGAGTAGGGTAAATCACTTGATACTTATCCTACTCCTTTAGAATATATGTTGGCGCTTGTGTATCATGATTCAGAACCACCTAAGATGCGCGATATGATTGGAAGAGCATTTTAGTTATTTTTACATAAGCCGATACATATATTATTAGAACAAAAAATGATAATTGTTGGAGAATTAGAAGATGCACTTACAAGTGCGCGAACTATAGAAGATTTACCAACAATAACTGAAGATAATTATTTTAGTTTTTAGAATTTAATTCGCCGATGCTGTGGAGACAATCCAATTGATCCTCCTAATCCTAATGAACATTGGAAGATAAAAGAAATGAAAGCGAAGGCTAGGAAGCGTGATAGAGTTAAAGCTCAAAGCGGTAAAGGAATTTCGCTTGGAACTACACTTGCGTCAATTTGTTGTATGGGAATAGGACTTACTCCACTTAATATCGGAGAGTTAAGCTATGCTGCGATAGGTGGATTAATGCGTACTTTTTAGGAGAGAGAAAAGTATGATATAGATATTCGCTCATTACAAGCAGGCGCAAAGAAAAGTGATGTACACTTGAAATATTGGATTAGGAATATAGAAGATTAATATTTAAATGGAGGTCATTATAAAAATGGCAAGTATTTTAGATAGATATGGTATTAAAGAGGTTGCTGACGTAACTTTTTATGCTCTTAGTGATGCTGGCGTACCGATGTATCCTGTACTTTATCTTGATACTCTGAAAGTCTCCACAATCGAGCAGACGGCTGAAACAACTGAAGCTCGTGGTGGTAAGGGTAATCCTGCTCTTATTGCTTGGGACTATGGTAAAGAGATAAATGTTACTCTTGAAGATGCGCTCTTCTCTGCTAAGTCTATGGCTATTATGTTTGGTAATGGTACTGTTGGTCCATATAATTATACTACTGCTGATAGCATGAAAGGACTTATCATGAAGACTGAAGTTTGGACAGCTACTGGAAATAGCAATAGTGCTGCTGCTGCTGGTTGGGATAATTATTATCATGCTGGTAATGGTAAAAAATATCAAAAAGAAAATGCAAAACACTATCTAGCTAATGCTCAAGGTGAAGTTGCGGGTTCAGAGGTAACGCCTACAGCTTTTGTATCAGGTGAAAAATATTTTTGTACGTTTGATATAAAGGTATAGGGTAAGGTTATAGAGATTTCTGCAAATTCTTTCCCTGGTACATACTATGTAACAGGTGACACATATGCAAGATCTGATGCTTCTGGTATGGATGAATTCTTCCAGTTTATTATACCGAAAGCAAAAGTTAATGCTGAAAATACTATTACTCTTGAGGCTGAAGGTGATCCTTCCGTATTTAATCT